ATTGGAGTGAGGGGCATGATTGAAAAATTTATAGGACTGACAGTACAGATCATTTACAACGACCGCAACCGCAATGTCTCCATTCGTACAATTCAAGTCAGGGCCGTACGTGACGGTCGCGTGAAGGCATACTGCCATACTGCCAATGCCCCTCGCATATTTAATATTGATAATATTATTGATGTGGATTTGGTAAAGCAGCATGCTTGATGATGTGACCCGGAAAATTTTAACAGTGATGTGGAATATAAATCGAGATGAACTGTCAACTATTGATGTTGGCTACATTAGTCATCGATCTCAGCGGACAGAGCAGCAAGTAAAGGCTGCTATAAACGAGTTGGTTAAAGAGGGATTCGTCTTATGGGATCGGCAGACTAATATGTTCAAGGTGCTTTACAGCAGAGAAGATCTCAAACTTAAGCCAATAACTTGGCGAGGGTGGGATTTATGAAGACGGTAAATAGATTAGACCCACAAAGCAACAAGATGTGGTCAAGCAGTCGCATGATGTTGCCAGAGCATGTTGTAGCGATAAACAAATACAATGAAGAATTGAGGGATTTGGATATGGCTAAAGCGAAGGGACCTAAACGACCGACGAGAGATGAGTTCGAGCTGGAGGAACTAGGGGAACGTTTGGTGGAAGCACAACAAGAGGATTTAGAAATTAGTCTGATTGTTTGGAACTGGGATCAGCGTGTAACGGGAAAGATAACGAAAATGGATTCTCGAACCAAAATGGTGCATGTATATGACAATGGGGAAGAAGTTAAGGTGCCTTTTCTTGATATAATGAAAGTAGTTAGCAGTGATTGATAGCTAACTGTAAAGAGTGGAATTGCAGAGGAGTCTGTTACTTTTTCTTATAAAGCAGAAGGTAACGGTGAAAGTAACAAAAAAATCGTTCAAGGCTGAACGAAAGTGGTTAGAATCTGCGAAAACAAGAACGGCGAAATGAGATAATCCCTATATAAATATAGTAAATGAACAATCTCGAATGCAAGCGAATGTCGTCCTGAATAACTTGAAAAATGGGCGGCATGATGTAAGTTTTCTTGAAAAAGCCCGTAACATCAAGGGTTACGGGCGATTTCTTGGACTTATATTTCAATAAAATAACGGAAAAATAACATTTCCCGCAAGATTAAATATCAAGAATGCTTTCGAAGCTGGCACTCAGCTTTTCGGAAGCATTCTTTTTCATTTTTTTGGTGACATGCGTATAGACTTGCATTGTTGTTTTCATATCGTCATGACCTACCCTCAGCATAATTGTATTAATATCAACGTCTGCTTCCGTTAGCATGCTGACATGAGTATGGCGAAATATGTGCGGCGTAGCCCTTTTGACGATGTTTGTCTTTTTGAGAAGCCGATCCATCCGGTTCAGTACACTTTTCTGAATGAACGGGTATCCATTCGGTCGGCAGAAAATAAAATTTTCATCGTGATAATCTTCACCTATTTTCCCGAATAACTCTTTGTGTTTAAGATTCCGATCTTGCAGCAGTTTCAACAGATGCATTACTTTTGCATCTATCTCGATGGTACGAATTGATGCCTTTGTCTTAGGTGGTGTTAATTTGTATTCCGTCATGTTGTTATCTGGATTGTAAAGCGTTTTCGTTATTCTAAGCTCATTTGTTTCGAAATTTAGGTCTGTCCACTTTAAAGCGCATAACTCGCCAGATCGAATACCACTGAATGCAAGTAAATAAAATCTCTCTAAGTCTAGTTCTTTGCCATGAATCCGAACAGCTTCTAAAAATTGATTCAATTCCTCGCGCTCTAGGTATTCTTCTTCTATACCTTTGCTCTCAATGTCTTCTATCGTTTCGGCCCTGACGGGTATCTTAGCCCCAACTGCTGGATTGCTTCTCATAAGCTTCTCTGACGCAGCATATCGGAATATCATGCCAGCAGTGACGTGTACGCCTTCTATAGTTGTACGTGCGTAATCCTGCTTATCGAGGTCGTCTAGGATTTCTTGGTAGGCCTTTGAAGTTATACGTTCGCCTTTGGCCGCAGCGAGATAGCGTTTCAATATTTTTATTTCTTTCTCGCGTACTCTAATGGTACTTTCCTTCGCCCTACCTCTTGAGTAATGCTTCAACCAATCATCGGCCATAGTCGTGAATGTAACGTTCTTGATTTTCTTGTCCTCTGCAGATGTATCTGATAGCTTGTCTACGGCTTCCTCAACGCGTCTCCTGGCTTCCTTCTGGGTGTCAGCTCGTCGAGCGATCTGTCTACGCTTACCTGTGAGTAGATCGGGAGGTCCATCAATAACACACACCCATTTAAATCCTTGTTTGTTCGTAGCGTCAACTTTGTAAAAATGCATGTTCATCATCCTTTCTCGAATGTCGGTGAGGTAATGACCTACTTCCACATATTGTTCGATGACGAATCGTCTATCTTATGCTTACAATGAAGCTGACAATAAATAGAATAGGGGGATGATTGTGTTAGGAGTTAAGATAAAAAACAGAAAGGGAGACAATAGCGATTTTGTTTCGTTTACCCGTGATGATATTAACTACATTAAAAGGTATCGCCCCCATAAAAACGCTGAATCCTTTCCTGTTTACTACACAAGTAAAGGGGCGTTAGCTCCGATCCTCACTCTAAAAGATATTTCTCTCGCTTTTATTCAGCACGGCTTTAACTATGCAGACAAATCAACAATTGTTAATTGGGATAGGGTAAAGTACGAAACAAAAAAACATACAGGCACCATTTTGACTTTTATTGACGGAACAACTGTAGAGATTTCTAAAAGAAGCGTTTTGGGATAATTGTCACAAATATTTAATGCATTTCAACCCCCCTATGTTTTTAAATCGAATCGACATTATGCGACATTTATCGCCGCCATTCTCATTTATAATACAACTATAGACCTTACATCTAAGAACTTAGAAGTATTGTCCGGGTCGGGAGAGAATTTCTCTCCTACTCGCTATCGTCAATCGCAATCTCAATCCAGTCGTAGAGATCATCCATCGGGACGCCCAAAGCCATAGCAACGGTTTTCATTGTATTGGCACTCATTTTCTTTTCTCCGCGAACGTAATCAGACATATTGCTTTGACTGATTCCTGTTTCTTTGCAGAGCCATTTTTGGGCTTTCCTCTGTTCGCGTAACAATTGACGCAGCAAGCAACGACCCGGTATATACCGCATCGTGTTGCTCCCTTTATAGTTATAGTATTACAAGTGTTGTATAAGAACATACGTTCGTATACAATAGATAAATAAGAACAGCAGGGTGGTGCGAAATGTGGGAACCAGAACAGATATACCACATGCAACAAAGTCAAATCTGGAAGAAGATTTATTCAAACAGTTTAGCGATCAATTCAACTCATTTCCGTCACTCTTCATCAGCGAAGAAGATTTTCGCCGCTCGCTTGAGTTGTTTTTGGACTTTAGGGTCAGATAAGTCAATGTGCAAATCGTTTTCAAGTTCTTCAAAAAAAATAAACTTGGCGTGCTCTAGTGTATTTTCGTCATGTATGTCACCGTGCGTTAATCTATATCTCGACCAGTTATCATTCGGTTCCTTATCTTCTTTGTCATTAAGAATGTCTGGATACGGAGAGGTATGAAAAATAGGTTCTCCTTGTTCGTCTACAAATTCTCTGAAATCGATACTTTGGTCTGCAAAACGAATCCTTGTCGAATCAGGATAGAATTTGTTTTTTAGTTTTGCAATTATCTCAGCGGCGTACTCAGGATAAGAATCCAGTCTATTTATAGAGATGTAAAATTCATATTCCACAGCTATTGTTGAAAGCATGATGTTTATTCTTCGATGGAGCTCCTTATCAAATGCCTTGCCTGATCGGTGATTTTGTAGGTACTCAATAAGAAATGTAATGGTCGTAAATATTTCCTTGTATTTTTGAGCCTCTTGTAGAGCAATTATTAATGTATCTTTAACGATTTCATCTGGATAATCATCCATTTTTGAGATGTCTATATCCTTCCCAGCGATTTCATACAATGTTTTTCTAAATACTTCTTTATACTTTTGAGCCTCCGATAAAGTGGACTTCACTTCATCAGGGGCTTTTTCAATGTGTCCAGCCAATAGAAGGGCATCAATATCTCCGCCAGTAATTTCAGCTAGTGCTCTATTGAGTGCATCTGACGCAGGTGGATTTTTTCCATTTTGAAGTCTGCTTAAATATTGTTTACTCGCAGACAGTCCTCTCTTTTCAAGTTCTAAAGAAATATCGTCTAGGGTGAAATTAGAACGTTGTATGAAATTCTTTAAAAGTTCTGCATAATTCAATGCTTTCATCCTCCTTCAACAATCTATTATCTCATTATTGACATAATAATATCAATTCATAGCAGTTGATATTTTTATGTTTTATTTAGTTGACATTATTATATTCAGTTGATATTATTATGTTACAAAGTAAACATTTTAATATCAACAAAGGTGGTGAACAGATGAAATACTCTGAGTTACTGAAAAACTCAATAAAAAAAGAAAAGTTAACACTTAATGAGATTTCGGAGCAGCTCGAGAACCTTGGCCGGAAAACTAACAAGATATACATCAGCAAGCTTCAAAATGGTAAATTACCTCCGGCTAGCGACAATCTGAACGATGTTTTAGCAAAAATTCTCAATATTGATCCAATTGAATTAATGACTGCTGCCTATCGTGAAAAGATTCCACCAGATGTTCTGAAGCGACTTGTTCAAACTGCATAGAAAGGAGCGACATTATGAATCCAGTCTTTCAGGTAAACCTCGATACATCCTCGATCACCGAAGTCATTCAAGCTGCTGTAGCTCAGGAATTTGCTAAGCAATCATTCATTAATAAGTTGCCAACTTTCCTGAGACGCAGTGATCTTAAAGAACTTCTTGGTGTGGGTGATACGAAAGTAACTGAAATTTTTAACCGTCAGGACTTTCCTGTATGCCGAGAGTTAGGCCATCCTTTCGTTTTATCGGAGCTTTTTATCCAATGGGTCAAGGATCATACGGATTGGGTAGAAGAGAATGCTTCTGAGTCTCTAATAAGAAAAAGCGGCGTAGCTTGAAAGGAACAATTATATATCAACCGCAATCAAGCTACATTCTTTAGCTTAAAAAAATAGCCGGCACTAAGTTGTGCCGGACAGGTTGAGGGGAACGTTGGCAATTAGTAGTAACAACGGTATAGCTGTATTATAAAACGAATTATCCGGTGTGAGATTCCAATTAGGAATATATTCCCAATTGGAATATTGAAAGGAGGGACGAGAGAAATGACCGCCGGTACGATCTTGAGACATTGTAGAGAAAAGGCTGGGATCAGCCAAGTAAAGTTAGCTAGGCTACTGAATCGAACGCAATCAAGCATAAGCAAGCTAGAGAAAGATCAAAACCCAGTTGATACAGACACCTTCAGAGATTGGACAAGAATCACTAATCAAATGGAAGCAGGTATCGCATTTTTGTATGGAGTTGACCCTGCATCGGTAATTCAAACGATACTACAGGTATCGGGCGCAGCTTAATTAAAGGAGGGTTTTACATATGTCGAGAGAGCAATTAGTTGCGGATGCACGCGCAGCTGGACGAGCTGCGAGGCACAATCTGAGGTTTATTCGAAGCAATCCAGATAAGGTGGATTCAAGCAAGATGCCAGATATGGAAGCATATCTGAAGATGTTGATTAAATTCGAGATAGTAGAAATGAAAAATGCCCGTCGGCTAGGACGGACACAGTTGAGAACCCGTCTAAAGGAACTCGTTCTGTCTATTATAGCACAGGATCGTGTGCAAGCCAATGAATAAACCGTTAAAGGTCTTAGCGATGTACCAATGTGCGAATGACGATTGCTCAGGGCAATATGCCATCGATCCCGAAATGACAGAGGAGCCGCGCTGCCCGTACTGCTGCGGACCATACTTTTCACACATCAAGGATATTCATATATAAATGCCCTGAGTCGTATCAAGGCAGAACCCTCCGAGCCATTTTTATTTTAGGATCTACCTAGCAGATAGTCACCTGAAACATCAAGTGCATCGGCAAGGCGTACTAAGTTTTTGTGTCTAGGTTCGAATGTGCCAGCTAACCACCGTTTCACCGTGGAGGGTGAAACCTTAGCAACCATTGATAGTGCGACAGTGTCAAGATTTCGTTCTTCCATTGCGGAGTTGAGACGCATGGGAAAAGTATCAAAATAAAAGAAAAAGAAGACGCATCACTCCTTATCGGGCTCGGAGGGTTCTGCCTTGATACGACGATATACAAATTTTACCGCAATAAGAAGTAACGATAAAGGACATTTTGCCTTTATCGTCAAGCGCTCTGATTGTTCAGAGCCTTGACGATGCGGGGCAAGCATCGGGGAGGAGTTGCAGATGATCATTTTAAAAGACGACAAGGTTAAGCTAGCTTGCGGTGCAACAGGAGTTGTAACTGATTTGTTCGGCAAAGCAAGGCTTCACATGTGGTTTAAAAACGATCTGGATGGAAAATCCGAACCGATGCCAGCATCAGATGTTGTGGAGATTGTGCAGCGTGGCCCAATTAAGTGGGGGAGGAGGAAAGACAATGAAAATTAGTGTTAATTCATTGGCTGGCGGCGCGGTTGCCGAGCAGATTGAAAGAGAGCTGAGGCGCATTGCCGATAACGTACTCGATCCTAACACTAGCGCAACGGCAGCACGCAAGCTGACGATCAGCATCACGATTAAGCCGGACAAGGATAGGCAGTCAGCTGCTGTGGACACTCAGGTTAATGCATCGCTTGCAGGCAGAGAAGGAGTACCTTCAAGGTTTGTTTTTGATTACGACCCTGATGGCAACGGCGTTGTGGCTGAGCTTATCACACATGATCGCAATCAGATGATGTTTACCAACTCTGGCACGGTTGTGGATGGTGCTGGAGAGCAGCCGGACAAGAAAGTCGTTAATATGTCGCCATACAGATAATAAAGCCAAATTAAACGGAGGTTTATCAAACCATGATTAAAGAAGCAATCGATAAAATATTGAGCCTTTCCAAGCATATGGCACCTATCCAGACGGCTGTAATCGCTGGAAAGACTTACACCAGCGCGGAACTATCGCGCATATCTGAATCAACTATCGGCAATATCGATGTTCATAACCTTAGCGGCATTGTTGAATATCTGCAATCAGACTTCGATAAACAGCTGCCTGTAATCATTCATGTTATTTCACCAACGGAGGTCCATGTACTTACAGGGCTTAACAGTGACATGAACCGTAGCACTCTGATTAAAGCCACGGCATTGCTACCTCGCATCAAGTTTAATGATTACTACGATCTCGAATCGTTCAATATTCTACTTCAGAGCTGCTTTGTTCCAGCAGGAGATGATGGGATGCCAAATGATAGAGAATTAGTGCTGAAGCTTGTAGGTAATGTAAAGGACGAGCAGGTTGTTGCATTTGGAGATGACGGAGTAAGCCAATCGGTAACCGCTAAAACAGGAATTGCAACGGTTGAGCCAGTTGTAGTACCGAATCCGGTGCATCTCAAGCCGTTCCGCACTTTCGTAGAGGTTGAGCAGCCGTTATCATCATTCGTTTTGAGGATGCAAAAAGGCCCTTCTGCAGCACTTTTTGAAGCTGATGGAGGCGTATGGAAAGTCGTTGCGATTTCCGCGATCAAGGCGTATTTTACTGGATTGCTTGGAGAGCGCATCGAATCTGGCGAGGTTGTCATTGTAGGTTAATGAGTCATTTAAAACACTGTCAGGGGCTTCGGCCCCTGAAATAGGAGGATGGACAATGCTTCAGCAGGCTTTGCAGAAAATTAGTGCCGAGATCGGCAGCGCTGATAAGAAAAATAAGTATGTGCCGGTTATCGGCGGATTTTTAATTAATCATGTTCGCGAGAATCCGGAACACGCTCGGCTTATAACGGCTGATGGCAAGAGCATTGCAGGCAGCTTAACCGCTATGCAAGCAGAAGCCAAGAAGCATGCTGTTAACGGATGCGGAGTTTTGACGGATGAGGAAGGATTTAACATTGTGCTGAGATATTTCGGTGTAACAATTCCTGACTTGCCTATCGCAGCGCTTGCGCCAGTCAATTTCGAAGTTTCGCTTGATGAACTTCTGTAAGGAGGATGTCAGATGACGCTTGTTAATCAGAAAAAAGAAGAGCAGGAATGGAAAACGTTTCTTGCACATTTTCCTCCGGATATAAGCCAAAAGGTGAGAGACTATGTCCGCGATGTGATTTTTAAGAAAAGCCGATACTTATTCACGACTCGGGAAGGCAAGCTCCTGTATGGTTATTGCACTCGTTGCGAACAAAAATACCGTGTTACCGGACTGAAGCAGAATGAAAAGGTAGATTGTAGGCAATGTGGCTCTACCTGCATTGTCAAAAAGAGTGGTTTGGGTAGAAGTTCCCTTCGCGATCGTGCCCATATTGTTTTTTATGAAAAATCCGTCATTGACCCACAGGCTATGGTTGCCAGAAGTATGTATGTGGTGCGCGATTACAGGGGCGATTACACGAAGGTAGAAACATTGTATTCGCCATCAGCAATGTACCTCTTCAAGATGGGCGAGACGGTTATGTACCAACCGCATTGGGGATCGAACGAATGGAGAAAGTGCGATTCTGTTAGATCAGAATATTCATATTCCTACACAGGTGGATATAAGTCCACTTGCCCAAAGGAATGGATTGTAGAAGCTGCGGCTGGAACGCCGTTCCAATACAGTACTTGGGAGAACTACCACGAAGCGGACAATGTTAAGATGTTTGACTTGTTCAGCAGGTACCCTTGCATTGAATATCTTACAAAACTACAAATGAAATATTTTGTTTCTGCCAAGCTCCAAGGAAATAAAACATATGGAGCGATTAACTGGAACGGTAAGTCAATAGATAAGGTTTTGAAGCTCGATAAACAAAGGGCAAAGGAATTCGTAGCTAACATCAAAAGCATTAATCACCCGATAACCTTGAAGTTGTTTCAGCTTTCTAGTAAAGAACAAGCAGGGTATCAGCTCCAAGAGCTCAATAACCTTGCTAACAAACTGGGAAGTTGTTGGTCCTTATTTCAAAAGATGCTGAAGCATGCGACGCTGCGCCGATCAGTTAACTATGTTATGAAACAGATTGCAGTTGAAAAGAAGGCAAAACGCAGTCCCGCCGCTGCATATTCGGTTTTAGCTACTTTCAGAGATTATCTTGCCGAATGCGATAAATTGGGCTTGAACTTGCAGGATGACGTAGTGCTATTTCCAAGCGATTTGCATAAGGCGCATCTTAAAACAATCGAACAAGTGAAGTATAAAGAGAGCGAAGAGTTAAACAAACTCATCGAGCTCAGCCTAAAACGGAGAGCGAAGTATTCATTTGAACAAGATGGACTGTTCATAAGAGCGGCCGTTGATACAAAGGAACTTATAAACGAAGGAAATCAACTTAGGCATTGTGTTGGATCATATGCCGATCGGTATGCAAAAGGGAAATGTGACATTCTGGTTATTCGGTACGCTTCAGAGCCAGAGAAACCATTTTTCACAATGGAAGTTATTGATGGAAAAATAGTTCAATGTAGAGGGAAAAGCAATTGTAGTATGAGCAAGGAAGTTCAGCATTTTGTTGACAGCTTCACTGCAGTAAGGCTTAAACCTAAGATGAAAAACAAAAAAACGTCCGTGGATAAAACGGAACGTCAGGAGGTTGCAGTATGAGTAAAGCAGTTCCAGTGCAAGAGCAGGCTATCGTGCCTGCAACTGGTAGTAACGTGATTGTACGAAATGTAGAGGTAATTGCGGCTGAGATCAGAAGCATCGATGACCAGGCTCGTAAAGTCGTACTTCAATCGGCAATAGATATTGGTCAACGTCTTCATGAGGCGAAAGAGTTGGTCGCTCATGGAGAATGGGGAGCATGGCTGAAGGATAACGTTAATTACAGCCAATCAACAGCTGGGAACTTCATGAAAATTGCTGTTGAGTACAAAGGCTCACCGTCTCTTGCTTCATTAACTTATAGCCAAGCAGTAACGTTGCTAAGTGTGCCTGCTGAAGAACGTCAAGCGTTTGTCGAAGATAATAAGGCTGCTGAGATGTCTACTCGCGAGCTCAAAGCAGCGATTGAAGAGAAAAAGGTACTTGAAGAGAAGCTTAATCAGCAACAAGCAAAATTTGATGACTGGGCTCAAAAGCAGAAAGATCAGCGAGAGGCACTACACGGTCAATATGAAGCTGAAGCTAATCTGCGTAAGATTCAGGAGGATAAGGTGCGTGAACTGGAGCAGGAAGTCGAGAAAGCCCAGAAGGCTGGAGACGCTGCTGAAACTAAGAAGTTGAAAGCAGAATTGCGGAAAGCGGAAAAGGCGACCAGTGAATCAGCTAAAAAGCTTGCTGATCTTGAAGCAGAGCTAAAGCAGAAGGAAGTTGATCTGAACAAGACAATGGAAGAACGTCTTGCAGTGCAACGTCAGGAGCTCCAGCAGCAGGCAGTTGAAAAGGAAAAAGGATTGAATGAACAGCTTACTAAGCTGACTCAGCAGCTTGAAAGAAGTAATAACGAAGCGTTCCTTAAAGCGAAGCTTCAGTTGCAACAGATTATCTCGCAAGGTGATGTATTAGTCAAAGCGATCTCAGAGGTTAAAGAGCCAGAAGAGCAGGCTAAACTTAAATCGGCTGCTGGAACAGTGATCGATCAGCTTCGAGAGTTCTTTAAATAATAAGGTAGTAAGAGGGTGGGGATTTGAACCAGGTTGCAGAAATGAACGCCTTCATCGATTGGCTCGAAACAAACCCGTTGGAACCAACCACACAAACTTTGTGGTTTCACCTTATGGCGATTGCAAATAAGAGTGGTTATCCAGAGTGGTTTACAGTAGCCAATCCCCTGTTACAGGCAAAAGTAGGCGTGACGGAAAACACCCTTAGCAAACATCGTAACTATCTCGTCCAAAGAGGACGGATTGAATACAAGTCCATGGGTAAGCAAAAAGCGGGGAAATATCGTCTTATCTCACATTTTGCCGCAAATATTGAGGTAAAGCATGAGGTAAAAGGTGAGGTAAAGCATGAGGTAAAGTATGCGGTAAAAGGTGATGCGTTATTAAAAGATCTTTCTTCTACTACTTCATCATCTACTTCTGGCGAATACGAATCATATTATGCAGCTCACATTCGAGTATTCGGATTCGAGTGCAATCCATTTCAATCAGGTAACTTAGGCAAATACATCGACGAAGACGGAATGGACGAAACCGTTGTTATACGAGCAATCGAGCGAGCGGGGTTATCTTCAACCGGTTATAAATTCGGACTTATTACGAAAATTCTTAACGATTATTTCAATTCCAAGGTTAAGACGCTTCAGCAGGCTGTTGCACTTGATGCGGCATTTGAAAATCGCAAGGCCGGATCAGTTCCACAGAGTAAAGCAAGTACGAATGATTACGCAGAGATTGCGAGGGAACTGGAACATGCTGAAAAGTGAGGTCGCTAAGCTTTTCGAAAAGATTGTATTTTACTATCCGATTTTCGGAGGGGATCGCGAGCAGGCGCGGGCAAAAATCGATGCATGGCATGAATCGTTGGAAACCATACCTCTTTCACAAGCAGTTGAGAATCTCAAACGATATGCTGCCGATTCTGAGAATAAATATCCTCCGCATCCTGGGGCGTTAACCAAACCTTTGGATATGAGAACTGATGCAGACAGGTATCATGAACACATGCATAATTCGGGCATTCAGACGGTGGAACAATGGGATCTGATGCGGAAAAAGGCAGTTCCTCCGACAGAAGAGCAACGTCGAAAGGTGCGTGAATCGCTTGGAAGATAGAGAAATGCCACACAGTATCGAAGCTGAGCAGGCTGTAATCGGCGCGGTGTTACTGAGCCAGCGGCTCGATGGGACAGATCGGCTACAACCCAACCACTTTTACAACGGCCATCACTCAACGATATATCACAACATGCAATTACTCGCTGAGGATGGGAAGCCAGTTGACCTAGTAGCATTGACGGCAAAATTGCAGGATGAGAAAGAACTAGACAAAATAGGCGGTGTCTCTTATCTGTCTAGGTTGTGCAATTCTGTTCCAACAGCTACTAATGTGAATTATTATGCAGAGGTTGTACACGATCGCTACATGCATCGCATGACTATTCGAACATTACAACAGCAGCTTAAAAATGCTTGGGAGTCTGACAGTGCAATTGCATCGATCGTGGACATGCAAGCAGCTGCGACTGATCTTGCTGATCAGTCCATTAAAACCAAGGACTTCAAATCAGCTAAAGAAGTGGCGTTCAATGTGTTTGAAAATGTTGAAAATCGATTCGCTAATTTTGGAGATGATGTTACAGGTATCCCGTCTGGCTATTACGATCTGGATAAAATGACCAGCGGATGGCAGGACAGCGACTTAATCATTGTTGCAGCTCGACCGTCTGTAGGTAAAACTGCATTCGCTTTGAATCTTGCTCAAGCTGCTGGGATACGATCAAGGAAAAATATTGCACTCATCAGCTTAGAAATGTCTGCAGAACAACTTGTACAACGTATGATGAGCAGCGAGCAGAACATTGATGCAACTAAGCTGCGAACAGGATATATGAACGGCGAAGATTGGGAGAAATTGACCTTGGCCGTTAGCAGTATTTCCGATTCAAAGATTTTCATCGATGACAGTCCAGCACTGACAGCAAGAGAAATTGCAGGAAAATGCAGGCGTCTGCATAAGAGTGAAGGGCTTGATATGATACTCATCGATTACCTACAGCTCATAACAGGCCGTGGGAAATCCGGTGAAAATCGTCAACAGGAAGTTTCCGATATTACACGAACATTGAAGCAGCTCGCTCGAGAATTGAATATACCGGTCATTGCATTATCTCAGTTAAGTAGGGGAGTAGAGCAGCGACAGGATAAACGACCAATGATGTCGGATCTTCGAGAATCAGGCGCAATCGAGCAGGACGCAGATATTGTTGCATTTCTCTACCGCGATGATTACTACGATAAGGAATCGGAGAAGAAAAACATTATCGAGATTATCATTGCCAAACAGCGTAATGGTCCTATCGGTACAGTCGAGCTTGCTTTCTTGAAGCAATATAACAAATTCATTGGTCTTAACCGCGATCATCATCAATCGGATGGTAAGCAGATTCCTGATATGCATCGGGGAGCGTGAGTAAATGCGGTTTGCTGTTGAAACCTTGGAATTTCAGTTAGATTACACGGTCGATCAGATTGAACTATATGAAAACCTAGCAGCTAAGTGCGCTAAGAACCTTGTATGGGGAGTAAATATTGATCATTACGGGCCGTTGCTTCAGCACCGCATTTCATATATTCAATATTTGAAAGACCGTCGTGAACGATTGCGCAATGAGATTAAGAGCTTAGTAGATGGTCATACAACATATAGAATATCAAACCAACCAAGGTGAAGGAGTGTGTAAAAAGTGATTAAAGGAAGAAACGTACAATTTACAAGCGTTGAACATTCAACTAATTTCCAAAAGCTGAAAGAAAAATATCCACAAGTTGAGAATGCAAGTGATTATCGTTCCGCAGCTTACATTGTAGCGCTACCAGATGTATTTAATCTTGTCGGCGACATAAACCAACTAGAATGGCTATTTTCGTGGTGTTACGAGTTTAAAACGGTAACGGTGGAAGAAAGTGACGATTGGGATTATTCAAGGAATGGCACTTACTACCGTCGTGATTTCAAAGAGTTGGACGAACAGGGCAATATGGTCGTTGGAGGATCACGATTTGCGGGACTATCTGGAGGGGGAAGGCGCCTAACTCTAGCTGCGATGAATTTATTTAACGGGGCAAAGGGATTCGACTTAGAGGATGGTCTATGTTCATGGGATGATCGTTTGTTCGAAGTGTTCCTTAATGCTTGTCTCTTAAGAAAAGGCGGGAGAATTGGCTGATACAACATATTGAATATAGAAATACATGGGGAGGAGAATTCACATTGGGTGTACCAAGAATATTAAATTACCCAGGGGCTAAATGGAGTATGACAGACTGGATTATCAGTTATATGACAGAGCATACAACTTATCTCGAACCTTACTTCGGATCCGGTGCGGTGTTGTTCCGCAAAAGTCCAGTTCCGTTGGAAACAGTTAATGATATTGATGGAGATGTTGTTAACCTGTTCAAAGTTGTTCGGGATCAGCCAGAAGAACTGGCGCATAAAATCAAGTGGACACCGTACTCAAGGGAAGAATATTACGATTCATATGAACAAGTAGAAGATGAATTGGAACGTGCAAGACGATTTTTAGTAAGGTGTTGGCAGGCTATCGGTTCAAAAACCAGTGACCGGACCGGATGGAAGAGTAACATACAGTACGACAAAGCACCAAATAAATCGTGTCCTATGCAATGGCAGGACCTACCGAATGAAATTACTGCAGTGTCTTCCAGACTTAGGGATGTACAAATTGAAAGCCAGCCAGCTCTTAAAGTTATCGAACGATATCGTCATCCAGGAGTATTGATTTATGCGGATCCACCTTATGTATTATCGACACGATCCAAGCGCATGTATCGTCACGAAATGAATGAGGATGACCACGCGGAGCTGCTTGAAGCATTAGACGCTCATTCCGGACCAGTAATATTATCTGGATACACACATCCGCTGTATGATAATCGGTTGAAGCACTGGCACCGGGAAGAAAGAGCAGCAACGGCAGACAGAGGAAAACCAAGAATAGAAGTGTTGTGGATCAATCCAGTGGCAGCGGCTGCCATTGAAGAACGGCAAATGACGCTGTTTTGATGAACATTCGCTGAATATCGAAGAACATGAGGAGGGATAAAATGTTTCGAAATGAAGAGATAAAAACAATAAATGTGATCGTGAAGTGTGATGGTTGCGGATCTGAAAAAAAGATAGGTGAGAATCTTGGTTGGGATGCGCGAATGAATGCTTGTCTAGCACATGGCTATACGTTCAAGGTAGAAGGTGGAGCGTTTAAAAACTACTGCGGTTTGTGCAAATAGGGACGAACACCGACTGAATATTGAGTGACTTGAGGAGGGGATCGAATGAAGGCAATCACAATAATACAGCCATGGGCAACACTTATCGCCATTGGTGCTAAAAAATACGAAACACGCAGTTGGCCTACAAAGCATCGCGGAGAGCTCGCTATTCATGCAGGTAAGAAGATTGACTTTAACGCTTGCCGTGAACCAGAGATTCGAGCAGCACTGGAAGAGTGGGGATTTACAGAATTCAACCTGCCTACCGGCGCGGTTGTAGCAACAGCACAATTAGAGAATTGTCTGAAATCCGTAGATACCTGGACAGATGGCTATGAGCTAGAAGGCAAACGTCTTGTATACTCGCCAGAGTATGAATTCGGAGATTTCACTCCAGGCCGGTATGCATGGGAAATGTCTGATGTTAAGCAGTTAAAAGAGCCTATCAAGGCGAAGGGCCAGCAGGGGTTGTGGAACTGGAATGATATACAAGTCTAAATGTTCAATAACACGGGAGGTTTAAGAGAATGAATAAAAATCAAGTCGAAAACTTGAAACATGCGATGAGGAATCAAAACCGTTTTTATACAGATGCAAACGATAAGGATTGGAACGATTTAGTAGAGAAGGGTTACGCCACTAAACAGGCAGGGTGGGACGACCGATCAGCTTACTTTATCCCAACCAGCAAAGGTAAAGCGGCATTAAAAACGTCAGGTTAATACTCGATAACGAAGAAGTGAAGAGGTGCTGCGATGGTTAATGACGAAGCCCTTCAAATGATTGAAAATGCATTGAAGCATTGTATGCGACCAAGTAAAAGCATCGAGAACATGGCTTTGTATGTATGTCCGAAATCCAAGATTTCTGACATAAAGCATATTCGAACTAGATACGGTCAACTTCGTGTGGTACCAGGTATTTATATTCCTTTAGGACTATCGTATATATTAGAAGATCCAACTGGAATGAAAGGGCGAATGTATTCGTGGGTAAGCAGATACGCAGATATAAAGAAATAAAAAAATCACCGGCGTCTGTTGGGGAACGGGACCGATGATTTGCAACTTCTCATCCTTATTATAGCATTTTGAGAGGATGAGGGGAATGCTGGCAATGGCAACACGATACGAGCAATTATATTTTTTGGATAAAGCCTCAAAAAAAGAAATCATAGAAGCTGGCCGCTTGCTCAACAAATATAAAAAGATAGAAAAAATTGTGGAGGACTTCAAAGTCCATCCTCCAGTAACGGATTTACAAAAGGGAATTTATTCGAATGCCACTATGACAAAATCAAAGCTCGAAAGAGCTGTCAGCTCTATTGTTGACCTTAACGTTCGACAACTGATAGACTATCGATTCATAAAAGGAAACAAGCGAGCGGCAACTATTCAGAGGTACTCCGGCTGGGACTATTGCGACAAGACATATGATCGCAAAATTACAGAAGGCATTGAATCGGTAGCCGAATCCCTGCGTTACCTTTAAAAATGTCCAAAACATGTCTTATCAACGTCCAATCAGTGTCCACTATATGTCCGTATACGAGAGGTACAGTTAGATCATCAAATAGAGCGGAAACGCTCAGGTGATCCTACTGTACCTTTATCAATTGTAGGACTCGGCCATGCGGTGGGTAGTTTATACCTTAGACGTTTAGCGTCAAGCGTGTGGTGGTGAGGTGGGGTTAAATGCCCTTTACAAGGTGACTATGGTCCCTTGTTCAACTGGCCGGATTATTCCGGTCAATCGAATAGCGGATCATGAGCTGTCCATATCGGACAGCTTTTTTAATAGGAGGGGTGACGATGAGCAGGAGACGTTCACCGCCACCCATAATTCAGCCCGTTAAATGCCGTGGCTGCATATGGGGGCGCTGGCAGGAAACGGTTCAATTTTGTTCGAGAGCGAGGTGTCCATTAGATGTACAAAGTGATAGAGCGATTCGCAAAATATCTAGCTCCTCATGTTTCGCCACTACTACCAAGAAATCGTAGAGAACGTAGGCACGGAAGGCGATAATCCCAAGCGTTTGGGAATATAAAGTGAGGTGGTGATTATGAAGAGTGTTCAGCCCATAACGGATGATCGTATTGTTGAGGGACTGAAACATTACTTTAGAGTGCGAAGCATGAGGGATTATTTGTTTTTTTCTATAGGCATCTACAGCGGATTGCGCGTATCAGATTTGTGCAAGTTGCGTGTTGTAGATGTACGAGGAACACATGTAGGCCTTACAGAACAGAAGAACAAGAATACCAAGCGGTTTATCATCCATCCAAGCATTCGGAACGAACTGGACATTTACATTTCGAGTAAGTCAGATAGTGATTATCTTTTTGCCAGCAGACAACGGAAGAAGATAAGCCAGATTAAAAACCAACCAATTGATCGAACAACTGCTTATCGTTTTCTTAATGTAGCAGCAGCTCATTTTGGTATTAAGGAAATAGGCTGTCACACACTTCGTAAGACGTGGGGATACAGGTTGTATAAGCAGGATGAACGCAATCTAGCGTTACTAATGGAAGCGTATGGACACTCAGACATGAGGGTGACTCTACGCTATATTGGCATCACTCAGAACATGTTGGACAGGGCAATTATGATGATGAAGTGAAACATAATTAAGGTCTATGTCGCACTCGCTTTATTACTAGTACGTGCATTAATGAAGGAACAGAAAAAAACGCACACTCATTAAGCGCAACAGAATTCCTTTATGTTTCACTCGGAAACCAAATTTTAGGAGAAAAGAGGTGTTTAACGTGTAGCGGAAACGACGAATTACGCTCGGCGTTTTTCATCATTTAAGGCGCGATGAAGCAAAAATAGGAAAACCACTCAATTCATTTGGAGGTGGGGTTGGTGAAGTAATGGCGAGAGATCAAAGTCCAGATCAAAAACGAGCATTCAAATTGTGGTTTGATAGCGGGAAAACGATGAAGCCTGCAGCAATTGCACACGAATTGGGAATCAGCGCAGCGCTTGTTCGTAAATGGAAAAGTTATTACAAGTGGGAAGAAATCAAACCCAAAGGTCGCGGTGCTCCTAAAGGTAATAAGAATGCAACAGGGAACAAAGGCGGCGGGCCCATCGGAAATGATAAAGCCGTAAAGCATGGGTTATTCCGTAAATTCCTCCCACAAGACGAGGAAACGTTACAGATATACGATATGACTGCCGATCTATCTCCTCTCGATATTTTATGGGAGGGTATACGAATCAAGTGGACGAATTTTATTCGTTCTCAATCTATTCAACACGTCAAAGACCGGAAAGATGTTACAAAGGTCCTGACCAAGAAGAAACCAGGTATGTTCGGCACTGAACAAGAATGGGAATACCAACAACCTTGGGACAAGCAAGCTGTTGCTCTATCATCTCAATCGGCAGCACTGAACGTTATTGCGCGTTTGATTAAACAATACGAAGAAGCGCTCCGCGCTATGCCAGTGGACGAAGTTCAAGAAGAGCACAAGCTTCGCGTCCAAAAGTTGAAGCTTGAAGTTGAGAAGCTAGCGAATAAAGATGATGGAGATAATGACTCCGATTTAATTAATGATTGGGTTGAGGCGGTGACTGGAGATGAAGGCACAGGACAAGAAAAGGCTGCAGGCGTTTAAAAAGCGCATTCCGCAATACCGCCTTGATCCAGTCCTTTATTGCAAGGAGATGCTGAGCTTCACACCAGATGTATGGCAGGCTGCTGTATTGATGGACATAGCATCCGATCCGCGTGTTTCCGTTCGCTCAGGACAAGGAGTGGGCAAGACAGGCTTGGAAGCTGTTGTTGCTTTGTGGTTTCTGACATGCTTTCCATTCCCTAAGGTGATTTGTACAGCTCCTACACGCCAGCAGCTTCATGATGTGTTATGGGCTGAGATAAGTAAGTGGCAATCAAAGAGCCCGATACTCAACATCATATTAAAGTGGACAAAGACAAAGGTGTACATGCGGAACTATGAGGAACGATGGTTTGCGACAGCCCGCACAGCGACGAAGCCGGAGAACATGCAGGGCTTTCACGAAGATTACATGCTGTTCATCGTAGACGAAGCATCTGGCGTTGAAGATAAGATAATGGAAGCAATTCTCGGTACGCTGTCAGGAGAGTTTAACAAGCTGCTCATGTGCGGTAACCCTACACGGACAAGCGGAACTTTCTTTGATTCTCACAATAAGGATCGGGTAGACTACCGAACGCACAAGGTATCTTGCTTAGACAGTCCACGAACAAGTAAAGAGAACATCGCAATGCTGAAACGCAAGTACGGCGATGGTAGTGATGTTTGGCGTGTGCGTGTTGAAGGGGAGTTTCCTCGCGGTGAGTCAGATACATTCATTGCGCTGGAAGCAGCGATATTCGCGAAAGATGAAGTGAAAGGAACACCGAACGGAGATACGCTCTATGTGGGCTGTGACGTTGCAAGGTTTGGTGATGATGAGACAGCCATATATGCTCGAATAGGTATGGCTACTGTCGGCTCACACTTCCATTATAAAGAAGGAACAATGGTAACAGCCGGTTGGAACCTGAACTTAATCAAGCAGTTAAGAGAGCGTTACCCGCAAATATCGCGTGTACAAATAAGAATTGATGATGATGGAGTGGGTGGTGGCGTTACGGACCGTCTTAATGAGGTCAATACTGAAATGGATCTCGGATATGAGATCATACCCGTTCACAATGGATCATCAAGCGATGACGAGTACTACGGTAACAAAGGTTCTGAAACGTGGGGCCATGTGAAAGAGCTGCTAGAGGAAAACATGAGTAATTTCATGTTGGGCAAACCTAGCGAGTTCCAGTTACCGGATGATGATAAGTTGGTAACCCAACTGACTACTCGAAAGTGGAGCATGGGGAGCAACGGTAAGATATATCTTGAGCGTAAAAAGGACATGAAAAAGCGTGGGCTCCAGTCTCCGGACAGAGCTGACGCTTTTGTTTTGGCCTTTGCAGATATTCAAACGGATTCGGGATATACATTCGGTACAGTAGATTACTAGAGGAGGTGAAGACAAATTGGGTGTAAGACAGTGGGTATTATCTTGGCTCGAAGCAGGCCGCACAAAAAACGAACCCGATCGAAATACGGATGTATATCCTTATCACTATGCAGGCAAAGGGAACAAACAATCAACGCCGAAGCGAACGCCAGCTAACTTGCGAACGCTTAGCGAGTCACCAATACCGCGCCGAGCTATTAACGTAATTAAGTCAGGCATTACGAAACTCAACTGGTCGGTAGCGGCCATTGACGAGAAAGATGCCGAGAAGTACGCAGAGCTCTGCAAGATCATAGAGAATACGTTGCTCAGACCGAATCCAGCAGATACCTTCCGTTCATGGCTGGAGCAGACTGTTGAGGATATGCTCGTATGCAGTGCTGGCGCTACAGAGATTTTGAAGGCTGGAAACATGCTACGACCATTCCGAATGTATCCGGTAGACGCATTCAGTGTTGAGTTGTATCCCGAATGGGACGGCAAGCCCGATTCCTATCGTTATGCGCAACGTGCTAACGGCAGATATGTACACCTAACCTCTGGCGAGATGATGTATGTCCGGATGAATCCGCGAACAAATACACCATTCGGACTTGCGCCGCTGGAGACAGTGTGGGAATCGGTGAACAACTTCATCGATACGCATCGTGCAGCTGGCAAACAAACGAAGAACCCGTTTCTAAGAAAGCTGTTGAATCTTGGAAAGAGTACTGATTCAAAGGCTGTAGCTGCATTCCAAGCGTATTGGAAAAATGAAGTAGTTGGTCAAGGGCAGGTACCGATTGTAGGCGGATTCGAAGGAACATCCGTTATGGACCTTGGCGCAACTGACGACAAGGCTTTATACATCGAGTGGCAGCGCTTCTTGATTGAAATCATCGCCATCGCCTTTGACATATCGCCTAAGAAGCTAGGGCAGACAAAGGACGTTAACCGCAGCACAGCGGACAGCGAGGATGAGGATACTGAATCAACGGTGCAATCGATCGCGGAGAACATCGTCGAGCATATCAATAATCACATTATCGACGGTATATTCAAGATGGGCGGCAAGATTGAGTTCAAATTCCACTACGCAACCAGCTTGAAGGACCAGAAGCTAAGGGCAGATATTGATGCAATCTATTTAGATCGCATGACCATTACTCCCGATGAGACTCGTGACGGGTTAGCCAAGAAGGCGCTGCCTAATCAACATGGAGAGATTTTGCTTCAAGCGAACAATAAGAACGTTATTGACATTAACAAAACGAGGGATGAAATCCATGAAGAAGCGGCAGCGAAGGCAAAGACAAATTCGCAAGACCCTCCTGAGCCTGATGACGATAACCGCAATAATGATGACGCCACTTAAAGGGTAGGCGTTTTTATTTTGCCCTTGGAGGAGGTGAGTATAAAGAATGTTGGCCACATTGAAGTTCAGCAAGGCGAGTATGCGGGTTCAAGATTTCAAAATGTCAGATGCAGGGACCCACCCAAACAAGGCGCCTTTCAAATGTGCGTTGTTTAAAGTGGACGAACCTTCAGATGGTTCGCCAGGCGGCGCAGGCGGGAAGAAGATCCGCATATCTTCGCAGGTGTGCGACAAGAATCTACAAACATTTGTAGGCATGGCACTGAATATCGATTACGCAAACGGTATGGCTGATCACGATCCACGATTTAAAGTGGCAGTCATCGAAAAGGCGTACCGATCATTGGATGGGTACGCTTGGGTTGACGGCTATATCTATGCTAAGGACTTCCCCGATGTTGTAGCGACGATCCGCTACTATAACGGACTCGCCGCCGAACAAAACTGGAGCGAATATCAATTTGGGGCTTCACTCGAAATGGAAGCATCTGTTCAAGATGCGGAAGAAGGCGTATTGGAAGTCATTGAGTTTTGCGGTACCGGCGCAGCGATTTTGTTTGCTGAAGCCGCTGCATATAAAACAACTAGCTTTGCAGCTAAAAACCAAACGAAGGAGGATGTCGATATGACACCCGAACAAGTAAAAGCAATGCAAGATGCTCTAGCTGCTGTTACAGCAAGCATGACAACTCTTACAGCAAGTGTGCAAACCATCGTAACTGATGTAGGAGCACTCAAAACGGATGTAGAGTCTGTGAAATCAGCAAGCGTAACTGCTGCAGCAAAACCACCTGAGGAAACACAATCAGCTGATCTCAAGGCAGCACAGGACAAGTTGACTATCTTGGAGCAGGAAATCGCTACTCTAAAGGCTGGCAGCTCTAAACCGGACGAGCCTGCTCGTAAAACGATCTCAGCTTCTCAGTTGTTGTCCAAGCATGGAGGCGGTAATTTCGCGGCTGGTGAAGAACCGGATATTCAAATGTTTTGCGCTGCCGTAGATAAACTTAATCTATCAGCTTCCGATTCTATCAAATTAAAAATGCAAGCTAGAGCAGAGCTCGGCGCAAAGGAGAGTGTATAGAATGAGCGGAGCAGTTGGAATCACACAATCCATTGATGTTAGTGCAGCAGTCCAGTTCCAAGGACCGGGCGCACTAATCATTGATGACTACCAGAAAGAAATTACCGATATCCTCAAAAGGAACTCGGTGTTGGATGCACGGATGAATTATGTTCCTGCAACAGGTGACATCTCGCAGTACTTTGAACAAAACACTCTTAACGGCGGAGCGTCAGTTGATCCAAGAAGCCCATCAGCTACAGCTACAAGCAATCCTCGTACGCCGCATGGGTTGAAAATCAAAGCAATGACGAACCAAATCAACTTCGGTCATTACGACATTCTGCTCGGCAGGCAGCAAGCCCACTTTGCTGAACTGAAAGCAAAAGATCTTAATGACATGTTGAATGCGATTGCCCTTCACCATGGTAAGATGCTTTGGAGAGGCACGGATACGAATCTAGTGACGCCTACAACGCTTCAATATGTGGGCTTGGCTAAACAAATCACGAATACTTTCGTCGTAGGGATCGGCGCTTCGATTGTCGCTGCTATCCGAGCGAAAGTTGCAGCCATGATGGCAAGTGAGTTGTATGACTCCAGAGTATCGGCAATCTATATTAATCCGATTGCTCATCATTATTTGGAAGAAGAAGAGCGTCTATCCGAAAACAACCAAACGCAAATTAATAACTTGAAGAAAACAATGGTTGCCGGAATGGAAGTGCTGGGCATTATGACTGCAGCTGGTCTCCTACCTATCATCCCTGAACCATTCATGCCTGCAACAGTTAATGCCACGCGTCCAGCCAACACGGACTACGGCATAGCTATTGTGACGGAATCCATGATTGAATACCACTATGTAGGCGAGAAAGGCATCTACCTATTTGAACTTGGAACGACAGGTAACCTACAAGAGCAATATGTAGGTATTAAATACGGAGCGCCCGTTGCTAAAGGACCTAGCTATGCTCATGCTTACGGCACAGTAGAACGTCCGACAATTATTTCCATCGGTTAATCAATAATTTGAAACGCCTAGGCGGTCAAATGACCGTCTATTACGCGTTTAGAGAGGAAGTGTACAAATGTCTACTACCAAGCTGAAAAAGCTTACAATGGCAATTGAGAGCGCTAGAGTATTCATTTCAAACGTGGTGATTGGAGATCAACCCACAAATTACCCACAAGAGGCTGTTGATATCTTTCTTACCGCTGTAGAAGAAGCGGAAAAGGTAGCAAGTATCGAAGGCTCCGAAGGCCAAGACCTCGATGCTGCCATCGTTTTATTACAGCGTGCTGAAGAAATACTTCGAGCTGCTGAGAATCCGGTACCAGATGATGAAGTATTAACAAAGGTAGTCCAACTGATTGGAACGGATAGTGAGCGCAAAGGCGCACATTCCATTCATTTCGGCAAAGTGATTATCAATTTTAAGGACGGGCAGGCTGAGTTGTCGAAGGAACTAGCCGACGAGCTTATTGATGCTGGATACGCCGAATGAGTCAGTATCTGACAACTGAAGATACTGATTATGTATCGGATGGCATTCAGCTTACAATCCCGTTGATTATCCGCGCATCCGCGCTTATTGACGGTTATTGCAAGCGAGAAATCGGGGTTAAAGCATATACAGAGCGCATTCCGCTCACCTATGAGCAACGCGGGCATTTAAGCTATGCCCCTATCGTCGATGTGTTGGAGGCAAGCGGACGCGTAATGACGGGACTGATGGGTAACTTTTTCGGAGCACCTGGATTTGAACCAATCGTCGATTTAAGCGTTATTGATATCGACAAACGTCTTGGCACGCTATGGTGCGGATCATCTCCGTTTGGATCTGCTTACGCAGAACTGGAGATAGGCTACACGAGCGGTTGGGCAGAAATTCCTGATAAGGTTAAGGTAGCCTGTGGTCTGCTCATCAATCAACTAGCTAGTAACCCGAACTCTAATGTTAAATCGAAGAAAGATTTTGATTTCAGCATTGAGTATTTTGGTAACAGCATGTTCACACCGGAGATTGCGGACCTACTATCCGAATACAAGCTTCTATCTTTTAGGTAGGTGATCAGGTATGTTCAATAACTTCTCTCATCGTCACACGCCGTGCACAATCAACGGAGAAGCGGAGAAGGTAATCTTATCTCGTGAAACGAAAGCAACGACTGTAATGGGCAAGGAGTACGTCTACAATGGTCTCTTTGCTCCATCGTCAGTGGTGGAGCTCGGAGACCTTGTGCAGACAGACGTTAGCTTTATGGTATTAACGATGAGGCAAACAGTAGAGCGGGACAAATACTGCTCGCTGCTTAAGACAAATACAACAGTTGATATCCAGAGGTATGGTCGCGAGTTCGACGCGAATTATAACCCGATCGGCAAGCCGAAGTTTTTAACCGTCCAAGCTGAGGTTGTCTGCTTCGCACAATATGTGACTGGAGCATTGAGGCAGGACGAGCCAGGCTTGCTCGAAACAACCAAGTATGTACTTGTCTTACAAACGAGTGCGAATATAGAGCGGCCGCAAGACAATACGCCAGACAGGATACTGCTAGACGGCAGGCCGTATCAAGTCGATGTAGTGGACGGCATGAAATACCCGAACCTCCTACACATACAGCTCTCGGAGGATACGCGATGACATTCGGAATCAAGGGCTATAATCATGC